GCCGGAGTGGTCCTTAAGGCTGCGGCTCGCGGTCGCGTACCTCCTAAGAAGGTCGCACCGCAGTCCGTCGCCGCCGGGCCACCCGTGGCTTTTCCTGCATCCGCCGGGCAGAACTTCTTCTCTGAGACGAACCGCACAAAGACTTCCGTGCGGTTTCGCGGCGCGTCGACGTTTCTCGTTGTCGGCTCGCAGTCGGGGTCATCTGGTAATCTGGTGATCCCGTTCTCAGTGCATCCGCTGTCGTTTAACGACCGGCTCTCAACTCAGGCCACGACTTATGATAAGTACGTGTACCACAGCATTCGTGCTGTGTATACGCCACTTGTGCCAACCACCCAGGCTGGCGCAGTGGCCATGTACTTTGATCGTGACGTTATCGACCCGCCTGCCCCTGCGAACAATGTGCGCTCTATTATGTCAATGGAGCGCGCCGCCATTGGTTCGTGTTGGGGCAAGGTGGAGACGTCCATGGTTCGTGATGTGCATGAGAGGCGGACGTATTTCATCAACGCCACAACGACAGATTTGCGCGAGACGGAGCAGTTCAAGCTGTACCTGTATCTACTTGGTATCGGCAACGTGGCTGGATCTTACGGCTACGTCACGGTGCATTACGACTTGGAGCTTATATCGCCGGTGCTGGCGCCCGCGGAAAGTGCGGCGGGCACCTCACTGGCATACGTGCAATCCTCGGGTAATGCTAATTTCTCAGCCAGCAGCACCCAGACAACCACGACCCCTTTTGGCATCCCGTTCACCGCGGATTCCATTGGAGGTGGCATTGTGGAAGTTGTTTTGTCTGACACACTTACAGCCAGCCTTGGCTCCGGCTTCACGCTGGGCCTTGGCGGGGCTGCGCTAGCTTCTCTGCGGGCTGGCCAGCCGCTGTATTTGCGCGCGGGCAACGTCTTCAACAACAACAACATCAACACTGTCAACTGGTTTGTCTTTCTTTCTCTTGAGGATGCAATTACGAACGCACCACGCAGTCTCAGCAACAGCAATGGCGCCGCCACGAACCTGTTTAATTCCACCGTCAGTGTCTTCTGGCGTCTGGTCGCAAATGCCCGGCTCAGCTCACTGGTTGTCTAGACTGCAGCGTAGCCCATTAGTAGATCGGTTTTAGGCGGACGAAGGGGGGAGGCCATACGGAGCAACCCTGGGCGCCGGCACATTGATTTGTGTCTACCGATACGCACATAGGCCCAAGCGCAACCCAACCAAAGAG